ATTAATAAATTGGGTGACCTTCGGGTCACCCTTTTTATTGTCATAAAGTTATGGTTATATAAACTATTTTGATATTTATAGTATATGACTCTAATAGAGGGCTTGTATGCAGAATCGTGAACCAATTATTTTTGAAGAAGCGCCAATCAATCCATATAACCTAACGGCATTTGGTTTTTATGATAGTGACGCAGAGTTTCAAACGGAAGCCCCTCGGGTTGCATCATTTGTGGCAAGGCGGCTGGGTTATCCTGTCGTGGATGTGGAGCTTACCCATAGACAAATGTATACGTGTCTAGAAGAAGCCATTACCACGTATAGCAATCAAGTTAATCAATTCAATGCCCGTGAACACATGCTATCATTACAAGGCATGAGCACGTCCACGAATATTACCCAGCGAAATATTCTATCCACGCCACTTCCACAATTGGTGAAATTGTCCGCACAATACGGCATGGAAGCAGAAAGTGGTGGTAATGTCACAGTAAAGAAAGGTTTTATTACTGCCTCTGCCTATCAACAATCCTATGATCTTAAAACGCTGTGGGCAGATTCAAAAGAAAGTGGATCGGCAATTGAAATTCGTCGCATTTATCATCAGATGCCACCAGCAATTGCACGATATTACGATCCATTTGCCACAACGGGTCTTGGATTAACCAATCTCATGAGTGAGTTTGGATTTGATGGATTTTCTCCACCGGTCACCTTCGTAATGATGCCTGCATTTGAAGATTTATTGCGTATTCAAGCAATTGAAATGAATGATATGATTCGTAAAAGTCAATATAGTTTCACGGTATCCAATAATATTGTACGCTTCACTCCAATTTTTACCGAAGCTACTGAAATATGGTTTGATTACATTGTTATCTCAGATAAACAAAGTGGAAACGCATTATTGCAATCGGGCTCAGAAAATAGTACAGTATCGGATTTATCTAATATTCCCTATGATAACATTCAATACAAGAATATCAATAGTATTGGAAGAAACTGGGTATACCGATATACACTTGCATTAGCAAAAGAAGTATTGGGAAATATTCGTTCTAAGTACGAAAATATTCTCATTCCTGATGCACAAATACGATTAGATGGTGATACACTTCGCAGAGAATCTGCTCAAGAAAAGGATAACCTAATCAAAGAAATTCAGGAAACCTTAGAACAAACAGGTCATCAAGCGCAAATGAAAAAACATATGGAAAATGCAGAAGCAATGCAAAATATGTTCAAGTATGTTCCAGTACCTTTCTACGTCTTATAATATATGCCAAGATTTGTCACAGAGCGCGATTTTTTATTCTTTCAACAAATCAATCGAGAAATTGTGGTTGATGTGATAGATGTAGAAGTCATACTATATAAAATAATCCAAGATATTGCTAATGTGAATATTTATGGGGAATCCGTTAGCAAAGCACGATATCGCGGCATTAGTTTAAACGCGTTAATAAAATATCCCAAAACGCAACCCGCATCAGAAGGATTTGGTTATGATGCGGCACAGCCTGGTGTGGAGTTTCGATTTGTGCGAAAATTACTACAAGACGTAGACGTATATCCAGAAGTTGGTGATATTATTCTATATAATCAAAATTATTATGAAATTGATAATACCAACGAAATTCAACTAATTGCAAGTCGGCCAGATTATAATCATAACATCATTTGTGAAACGCATTTGACTCGTAAAAGCAGTGTTAATATTGAGGAAACCCACACATGAGTACGCCTATATTCGACAGAAATCGTATTACAATGCCAACACGATATAACCGTGGTATGGATAACAAAAATGTCACAGGCGTCAGCTCACCCGTGTCTGTGGGGTTATATACGGTGGACAACGCCATATTGAAATACTTACAAACAAAGATTAAACCCGTAATAACACAGGACGGTAAACAAATTCAAATTCCCGTTATTTACGGTAATCCAGAACGGTGGAAAAGTGCGCAACAAGATGGGAATATCCGTGATAAGAATGGAAAAATTCTATTGCCAATTATTATGATAAAACGCACGACTATGAAACGAAATCAAATAGCATCTCCCGTAAACAAGTACCAACAATATACGTTTCGGGCAGGGTGGAATTCTAGAAATATTTACGATAGATTTACCGCACAAAATGGCATTGTTCCAAGTCAAATTTATCATACCACGATGATTCCCGATTATTATGATTTTGTGTATGAGGCAATAATTTGGACGGAATATATGGAACAAATGAATGGGGTTGTTGAAAATATTTCGTTTGAAAGTGATGAATATTGGGGTGAAACAAACAATTATAAGTTTGTCACCAAGATTTCTCAGTTTGAACAATTAACAGATCTTCCCACAACGAATGATCGACTTGTGCGTAATAAATTTTCGATTGATGTAAAGGCATATATACTTCCACAAAGTGCATTGGACAAAAACAGTAATAGAGTAGCAACAACTCAATTACAATATTCTCCAAAAAAAGTGATATTTGACACAGAAATTCTTACGAATACTATATAATAATAACTTTGGAAATAGTGAGTGATATTTATTAATTAGATTATATGAGTTTCGACACGAAATTATATATGTATGATATATAACCGTTTTATACAATGAGGCAGGTATGAAAAAAGTTACTGAAACCGAGTTATTAGAAATTCAGAAAATGCGGGAATCACTTCTTGAAATTGTTGTTTCGATTGGAGAACTAACGCTTAATAAATTTCTAGTACAAACACAGTTGGATAGTATTTCTACAGATATTAATGCGCAGCAATCTGCATTTATGGATTTTAAAGAAAAAGAAAGGGTTTTATTTGAGAAGTTGCAACAGACATATGGAACTGGTAACATAGATATGGAAACCGGGGAAGTATCAGAATAATACAACCCACACCTTGGAGAATAAGTAATGGCTAACGAGCGCATAGTATCACCCGGAGTATTTACCAGAGAAAGGGATTTAAGTTTCCTTACTCAAGGTATTAGTGAAATCGGGGCAGCATTTATTGGGCCGACACCAAAAGGCCCAGCGTTTATCCCGACCATAGTACGTGGTCAACAAGAATATGTTACCAGATTTGGTGAAGCAGATACCAATCATTACACAGGATTGGCGGCAAAAAATTATCTCCGTGAATCTGCCGTGGCAACGGTGGTTCGTGTATTAGGAACTACTGGATATGATCCGGCTACCACGAAGTCGGTGGTAATTTTTGCCACAGGCTCGGCAGGTAAAAAAGTATACGCGGTATTACATCCAAGTAGTACAGGCAATACACTTACAAATGCATTAGCGTCGGGAACTACAAGTAGTTTTAGTTTAGTGGTATCGGGATCAGGCGGTGCAATTATCAGTGCAAGTGCATTAAGTCCAACGGAAGGATTGTCCAATTCATTCCAAGATTATTTTTCTGCCACGCCAACCACAACACAAAATTCATATGTATATGCAATTTTCCCAGAAGCAGTTACTGCATCACTAGGAATTAACATTACATTCCAAGCAGTAACATCCAGCACTGTGTTGAATTTTAGCGGATCAAGTTATGGTGAGTACAACCACGCTAGTACGCCGTATATTCAATCACAAACATTGGGTGGTAGTAAATTAGATCTATTTAAGATTAATACACTTAGTGACGGCAATTCTGCAAACAAGGAAATTAAAGTATCATTTGCAAACATGAAGCCAAGTGGTGATGCTGAATATAATTTTGGTACCTTTACAATGTTCGTTCGTCGATATGATGATACGGATGCACGGTCAGAAATATTAGAACAATTTGATAATGTAAATCTTGATCCAGATAGTCCAAATTATATTGCACGAATCATTGGCAATAGTGCACCAACCGAAGATACCGTAACGGGTGAAATGTACTATCAAGGTGATTTCCCGAATAATTCACAGTATATTTGGGTAGAAATGACGGATTCGCAGATTCCAGAAACAGCACTTCCGTTTGGATTTGCGGCATATTCATCTACGATTTCTGCAGCATCATCAGAATTAAGTGCTCCCGATTATGTTACAAGTCGTTGGCTTGATGGGGCAGTTGAAGGATATACTACCCAATCAATCGACAAGAAATACTTTTATGGTTGGAATTTTGACGCAGCATATGAAACCAATAATTCTTACCTTGGACCAATTCCATCGGGATCATTGACTGTTGGTACGGTATTTAATCTTGAAGACATTGTGGATGTACCGAATGGAACAGTACCAAAGGCAATCTCATTAACGGACGCAGATAGTTTCATCTATCGTAAGTTCTCAGTGGCATTCCAAGGCGGATTCGATGGGTTAAATCCTGCACGTGACATTAATATGGGTGGCGATATCGTTGCTACCAATAGTCAAGGATTCAACTTAGCAACGTCAGTATCGGCGGGATCGGTATCCTATAAGAAAGCATTGGATGCTATTAGTAATCCCGATCAGTTTGATTTTAACTTGTTAGTACTTCCTGGTGTAATTTATGAACTACATTCATATGTTGCAAACTATGCACTAACATTGTGTGAAGATCGTGGTGATGCATTCTTCATCATGGATACCACACAATTAACGGCAACACTGGCAACAGCAACAACAAAGGCCGCTGAAATTGATAGTAGTTACGCAGCAACCTACTATCCGTGGCTGCGAGTTATTGATACGAATACCAACAAGTTAATTTATGTCCCACCTTCAGTGATTCTTCCAGAAATCTACGCATACAACGATAATGTTGCAGCAGAATGGTTTGCACCTGCTGGATTAAATCGTGGTGGCATTGCAAGTGCAGTCGGTGTCAAGGTTCGCTTACCACAAGCAAGTCGTGATACACTCTACGAAGGAAAGGTTAACCCAATTGCACAGTTCCCAGGACAAGGCATCTGTGTGTGGGGTCAGAAAACATTACAACGCCGTTCATCAGCATTGGATCGTGTGAACGTCCGTCGTTTGTTAATTGCGGTGAAGAAGTATATTGCAAGTTCGGCACGTTATTTAGTGTTCGAACAAAATGTTGAAGCAACGCGAAATCGTTTCCTTAACATTGTCAACCCATACCTCGCAAGTGTACAAGAACGTTCTGGATTGTACGCATTCCGTGTGGTTATGGACGACACAAACAACACACCTGATGTGATTGATAGAAATATCCTCTACGGACAACTCTATCTACAACCCACACGAACAGCAGAATTCATCGTTCTTGACTTCAATGTTCTCCCAACGGGTGCAGTTTTTCCCACCGCGTAATGAGATAGTGGGGGGAGGAAACTCCCCCCACAAATTCAACTTTAACACTATTTATAGTTAGATATCCTTTCGGAGATTATACATGGCAAACTTAGTATCAGAACAAGAACTTTTCTTTACCGCGTTCGAACCAAAAATGAAGAATCGGTTCGTCCTATATATGGATGGATT